GATTAGAGACATTGTATCCTACGGAGATGATCCATTTGAAGAAGGGTATACTGATCTGGTTCATAAATATCGTGAATGCACAGATGAAGAAGAAAAGAAGCTATTAGAAGAACTTATTGAACTGCTCGATATTTTGTATAAAAGAATGTTTAGGTAGAATACGTTTAGCTATATAATGCAGTCTACTGAAATCATACGCATAGTCAAAGAAGCTGTTTCAGACGATATTTTGACGTTTTATGATATTCAATATTCTCTTATTGAAAAATTTGAACAAGAGAAAGATGAAGACAACAAGAAACAATTGAAAGAGGTCGTAGATCTGTTTGATACACTTCAGGGTATTATGATTGAACTTCGAGATGCTCGTCATGAACAAATAATTCGTGGGTATTAAGTAGGATTCAACTTATTATGCAAAGAGAAAGGGGTTGATTTTCCATCGGAGATCAATCCAATCATTCCAGGACAGCAAGTGCTTTCAGAAGAAGGCAATTTCTGTGCTTCAGCTCCTACATACGTGGTAATAATCGAAGCATACCTATTTTTGACAGGATACATGTTTGTAGCACTGTTGTAGTATGCAGCCGTTGTCTTACGCTTCTTGTATTCGGCAACTTCTGATGCACTTGAAAATTGCATAACCTCTCTCGGAGAACATCCTACACAAGGTGAAAGATTTTGAAGTGGTGCACTTCTTGATATTCCGTTTTTCGACATATTATTAGACTCTGACATTTCATTTAGAAGGAAGCGAAACTAAATATACAAATGTCCAAGCCCGTACGATTTTTGTTGGTCTCTACTCATTCGGAACAAGTTACCGGATACTCAAAAGTAAGCTATAATCTGCTTCGTCAGCTGTCTACATTGCATCCGATTGTAAAGGTATTCCACTTTGGGTTTCAGCGTTCAGTAAATGTTGCAGGCAATATGCGAAAGCTCGAGAATGTCATTCAATATGATGCAGCTGCAAATGAGGATCCTAAGCAACAGGGATTTGGATTCAATAAACTTGCTGAATATGTGGATACTGTAAACCCTGATATTGTGATGATCTACAACGATCCTATTGTTATTAATCAATTTTTGGAAGCAATCAAGGATCTACCAAAGACGTTCAAGACTTGGATTTATTTGGATTTGGTATATGACCATCCCGACCAAGGTCTTATTCGAAACATTGAGCAAAAGGCTGATCGTATCTTCTGTTTTACTGAGAAGTGGAAGCAACATCTTCTGTCCAAGATTCCTACGACAAACAAGCCGGTTCATGTAATGGAGCATGGTGTAGACATGATGACATTCAAGAGGACTCCTGATGCTGAACGTCTTGCAATTCGCAAGCAATTGAATATTCCGGCTGATGGTGTAGCATTTCTGAATATGAACAGGAACTCTGAACGAAAGAGGCTTGACCTTTCTATTATGGGCTTTTCTCGTCTTGTGAAGCAGAACCCTGATCTACCTCTTTACTTGGTGTTTGTGACTGGAATGAACCAACAGCAGGGCGCATTTTACAATCCTATTCAGATCTATGTAACCGAGCTACAAATGCTTGGACTTGATGTTCTGAAATATGGTAACCGTGTTGTCTGTGTGGATACAAACCGACAGCTATTTGATGATAATGCAGTCAATCAGATTTACAATGCATGTGATTATGGTATTAATACATCTAACGGCGAGGGATTTGGTCTTTGTCAGCTAGAGCATCTTGCAACGGGAGCTCCTCAGGTTGTAGTTGATATTGGAGATTATCGTGCGTTTATGAATGAAAAGGTTGGAGAGTTCGTTCCTGCATCAACGTATTCATATTTGTCTATGGGAGCTGGAATTGGTAGTTTTACAAGGAATGGAACTGCAGAAGATGTTTTCAAAGCTATGCAAAACATCTTGAACAATAAAAATACAGCAGATTGTATTCAAGTTGCTGAAAAGAGACCTTGGTCTCGTATTTGTGATGAGTTTTTGGAATTGGTGGCTACGCATTCAACTCAGAATGTCTAAGCAGGAGATACGGTAAACCATGTAATTCTATCCGCCGATAATGTTCCCAAAGGTATTAAGCGTTGAGCATCTTCAAATGCAGATGCATCAAAGACTTCGAGTGTATCACGATCAACTAATAATACAAATCCTTTAATGTCAACCCGCTGAAGCCTACGTCTACGCTTCATCTGATTGCGCAAAAAGGTAACATCTAGTTCATCATCTTTAATGTTTGGATGGTATGCAGCATCTTCTCCTTTCACAGTTGAATCAAAACGCATGCATTGAAGGACAGGTTGTTCTTTTGAGTGAAGTTTACGATGAATTTCACAGTCAACTGCTGCTTGTTTTAGTAGTCGTGTAATTCCAGAAGTAATTCGACTCTTTTCATAAGATATTTCGTATAAAAACTCATCTGAACTCATAAAGTCTTCTGGAGGTCGTGCACCTGGTACATCAGGAGCGTTATAAAACTTTTGACGAGTATCAGTTCTACGAATTGGAACAATATTGAATCCGACAGATGTTGTTTTCTGGGATTCTGAGAATACAGTTACGTAAAATGAAATAGCAATTGTTCGTTCTTCTACGGGAACAGGCTCTTTAATGATATTTCCATCTTCTAATTTTTGTCTTGTTGCATGAGAACACAAACGAATACCACGACCGATAACTTGATCATGTCTTGCAGGATTCCAATGTGGCTCTGTGATGTGAATATGACGAACATTCATTAAGTTAAGACCTTCAGCAGCGGCTGCTGTACCCATCAGAATGCATAACAGTTTCTTGTTTCCGCGTTTCAGAATACTTTCACGAATCGACTGAGAATGTCGAGAAAATTCAGTGTCTAATCCTTTGTAATCTTCGTTAAAGATGTACCTGCATATTTCACGATATTCAGCATCTTCATCACCTGTATAGAACGCAAATGCAGGTTTCGTAGGATCCATCGTAGGATCTTCCTTGTAAAGACCACCATCTTGAATGAGTCTGTATTTTTGAAAACCATTCGCTTCCAAAATAGCTCCAAAAATACCTAGACCTTCGAGTTCACGATAAGTAGAATAAATGAATTGGTTCCTAAAATCATCTGTACCTACGTTTTCTTTGACACGTTCTAGCATACGTTTCAATTTGGGTGAAAACACGTCTAATCCAGCTGGACGCAAATATCTATCTGGATTGGCAACAAGTTTTGCAAGAACTGCACTTTTATCGACTTTTGAATTTTCATCTGTTTCATCTTTCGTACCTTCTTTGAGTTCGGATGGTACAGCATAGTTACAGACCAATCGTGTAATAATACGAGTTGATTTGAAATCATCATTTAGGGCTGCAGGACCTTTGCGTGCACGATTTGATTCCATCTGAATCTCCATCCAACGAGCTTCCAAATAACGGTTAAACTGTTCATCGGACATTGGAATCAACTGAAGCATATCTTCATCGCCTACTCGTTTCGGTAACATGCGTTCATCTGCACCTTTGTAATAGGATACCAATCCTTGAATACGACGTTGAAACAATAATGCATTTTTGACATCTAATCCGTCCACAAAAAAGTTTACAAACTCTTCAAACGGTGTAGGCAAACATTCAAGATACTCTTTAGTAACCTTATCATCGGATGCTAGTTCTGCACCTGGGAATGTTGTTCGAAATGGTTCACGAATAGATGCAACCCATGCATTATTTGTCACTCGATCAAGGTCTTTATCATATTGGACAGCAATACGATCACCTTTATCGTTGAACACACTCTTGAAATGGGATGGATTTCTCACGATATAGATTATTCGTTTCATACTGTTGAACTCTACAGAATCGACTTCCGGTCTTGATTTAAAAAACTTTGAAAGAGCTGCTTCATCCCAATTGGGAACCTCCTTTGTAGGAATAACAATCCGTTCAATTGGACCTTTCAGAAGATTCATAAAGAATGCAACTTCGTTTGGTCGATTAATGACAGGTGTACCCGAAAGCATCACAACTTTGCAGCCCTGAGCATAATAGATTGCATCATACACTCTTCGTGCAATTTCAGATTTACCAATGACTCTTGAAATGAAGTTGTGTGCTTCATCAATAATCACAACCGAATCATTGAATGTTTTTGATTGCGAAGGATCTTCTTCAGGGACAAGTAGTTTGACATTTTCAGAGTTTAAACCGTTATAGTTGACAAATTTGTAACGAGTATCAATGAGATCTGAAATTTGAGCATCAATGCCCTTTCGAATATCAAGAGGGAGAGAATTATAGTTTGGTGCTTTTCCATCAACAGTCACAAAATAGCGTCCTTGATTGCGCATAAATTCATCTGAAATACCGAGTGATCGTGCAGGTATTTTATCTGCTTCTGATCGAATAACTCTGACTTCCCAATGATTGTTCATCATATAGATCGGATCTCCACATTTTCGCAACTGTTGACGAAAGTTGCTTTGAAGAGACGCAGGCAGCATAACAAATACCTTTTTGTTGTGCAAAAGTGATTCAGCAACACCGATTGCTGAGCACGTTTTACCTGAACCCAAACCATGATAGACTAAAAGACCACGATACGGAGTTTCAATAGTAAGATAGTCACGTACTAGTTTTTGATACGGAAGCAGTTCTTGTGCAGAGGATGAACCTTGCCTCGAACACATGTCGGCGTCTTCATCCTCACCATCGAATCCAGCACTTCTATATTTGATGAATATGCGTGTAATGTAGTCTGCAAATGCCTTCCTATTTGGCAGGACGTTGACTGTACTCATTATAGATGGTCTGTATTTTTGTTCCAAAAGTATTTTACATGAGTTCAGATAATGATAGAATCAGTAAAGGATAGTCCGAAACTATGGATGATAACACTTTACTTATTTTTAGTTTCAGCTGTACTGTATTATCAGCCAAAGCTGGCGTTTGATGAGGAAGGGCGTATTCGTCCGTTTGGTACACGAAGGAAGACGTCCACTGTATTCCCATTATGGTTATGGATTATAGGGCTTGCAATCGCTTCTTATCTTGCTATTTTTTACCTTGTACAGCGGGCGTAACTTCTTGCGCTGCAGCCTTTTCTGCTTGCTTTTTAAGTAATTTTTCTTTGAATGCCTGTGCTTCATCAACTGTAGGAACACACACCTTCAGAATAGAAGAATCCATCAATGAATACATACCAGCAATACCTGCAAGCATAACAACATAACCTACAGACACCCAACCTGCCCGTGATGCACCTGCGGGTGAAGAATCTAATCCTCTGTAAAACTTATCGAAATAAACACGAATGAATTCAAAACTACGAATGATTAAGAAAGCAACTGTTGGATAAATTGCCCATAATGAACCTTGTATAAAATGTGCACTTACATCAGTTTTCTCGCATTTCGAAAATGTTGCATAGGATGATAACCCTACACCTAAAAACATGAAAAAAAGATAAATACCAGCTGCGATTGCAAGTAGTAAACCGAGTTCACGTGCTGAACCTATTGCTAGTATTGCCATTATCATCAGTAAGGAAATTAGGTATTCTGACTTCAACGGCATTTACAAACGATACAAGATCACTCAATAGCTTTTCACGTCCTGTATAATGTGGTCGTGTTAGACTTGAACAATCAGGAATCGATTTCCACTCAACAGCAGAAATTTCTCTCTTTTGTGTGGGTGTCAGCCGCTGATCAATATCTAATTGAGATGGATTCGTCACAATTCCAAGAAAGTATTTGTGCTGATAGGGAATTCCATTGGTACCCACAAATGTTTCTGTAAATTCAACATCCTTTACTGTGATATACGCAGATCGTGGAATATTGGTCTCTTCAAAGAATTCACGTTCTGCACATTGAAGATCAGATTCACATCGAAATCGTCTTCCTTTAGGAAACCCCCATTCTGGTTCTGTAAAGTTTGAATTCACATCCTTTATGATATCAAATACACGCTGAAACTTTTCATGTGATGATGGAAGTTCGTGTTCATGTCGTTCAATATTGATCCATAGCTTTGACCAAAGTAGATCGAACGGTACTGTTTTTAGACTGTCAAGCTCATATTGTGTCATATTCTGAAGCAGAATATATACATATTTTACATCGCTTGGATCGTATTTGCCTCGCATAAATTCAGTATAGCTCATACTATCTTTACGTCGAATCATCAATACTTGAATATCATTTTCATCTAGTGGAAGAGTTGTCGGCTTGGTTGGATTGGATTTATTTTGCAATAGAATGATTCCACATGAAAGTACTGGACGTTTACATTCACGAAATGCATGACCTCTATCACCACAGTTATTACAGAACATAGTTTGTTGTAACATTTTTTAAAGACTACTACTATCCCATTCCATGACAAGTATCTTTCCGTTTTTACCTTAGTTGAAAGTAATGGTGTCTTGGGACAAAACTTCAATCATCACTGTCTCGGTCATATCTGTCATTGTCGCGGGTATGCTGTATTGGTTTGTTCTACGTGCAGAATCTAGAAGTATCACATCATTTTTGATGTATGCAACGCTTGTTATTTTAATAGGATTCGGTGCATTCTTCATTTATCAGGGTGTGAATGGAGACAGTACTCAGTCTAACAATCTCGCACCGGAACCTGTTGACTCATCATCTTCAACAGTTGTACCTGGTAAAAATGCACCTCCTCAGAGTGGTCCAGAAGGAGGAAATTATGGTATTCAGTTTTGGATGTTCATCAAGGATTGGGACTACAAATTCGGAGAAGAAAAACCTGTCATTATTCGTGGATCAAATAATGCATTCAATCCTAAAATCTATCTTCACCCTACAGAGAATTCTCTGAGCGTGAAAGTTAGCGTATATCCTCGTGATTCTTCTACTGTTGGCGCCTCTACACCCGCGGGTGTTGGGCATTCAGGCGGTTCAACAGATGATAACTTTGTGTGCACAGTGCCGAATGTTCCTCTTCAGAAATGGACTTGTGTTGGTGTATCCGTATCTGGTAGAAACTTGGACATCTATATGGATGGGTTACTGGTTCGATCATGTTTGTTACCGGGCGTTCCTAAACCGGCAACTGGAAGCCTTCAAATCATGCCTGGAGGAGGATTCTCAGGAAGCGTAATCGATATGTATCACTATTCTAGAGCGCTCGTACCTGAAGATGTACGCAAGTTCTGTTCGTCGGGAACCAAAGGAACGCAATACAATGCTCTTCCTTCCAAATCCATCTTTGGATATACTGTCAAACTTGGTGTTGAGGACGATTCAGGAAAGGTCGTGAGAGAATTTGCATTTTAAGTATAATGGAATCAAGGACAATTCTACTTTCGTTTATGACATTAATAGTTGTTGGTATTGCAATCCTTGTTATTTATGGTCTTGTAAAGGCGGGTGGTTTTGGAAAATATAACCCGATTGCGCCTCAACAAGAGTCTGTAGAACTTATTGGTCCGCTGCATAGCGGTTCTGATTCTTTAACACTGAGTACTCAGTTACCTCGATCAATGAACGAAAATGAAGGTATGGAGTTTTCATATACCGCTTGGATTTTGATCAACGACTACGGATATGGAAACACTCAACAGCCTGTTTTGTTTGCAAGAGGAACAGCTACTCCTATGTTGAGTTATGATGTAAACAAGAATGTGCTACTTGTCACGCAAAAGACATACAAGGAAAAAGAAGTGATAAAGGTTCGCAACATGCCTGCTGAAAAACTTTTCCACATTGCCATTATCGTGACTCAAACATCGTTTGATGTGTACATTAATGGATTGATTCATACACATATCACACTTCGATCTCTTCCGCTCATTGAGGAATCGCCTGTACAAGTTGGACCGAACGGTGGTTGGAAAGGAATGATAGGTAGTTTGGTCTATTACAATTATGCTTTGAGTGCAGGAGAGATTCGAAAGATTGCAAATATAAAAGCAGTGCCGAATCCTGCTATGGCTCCTCCTGATCCTCCATATTTTGCAACATCATGGTGGCTTCAAAATCATTAACTTGTAGCAATTGTTAAGTCCACTGCTGCATTATCGACTTGTTGTTGAGATTTTTCAATTTCTTTTTCTTGATTCGAAATTTTCTTTTCAGTGGTTTGAAGACGTTCGTGTAACAAATTTACATCGTCTTGAAGCTGTGAGACAGCGAGTGTTTGATTCGCTGGATACTTTCCAAAGTGCTCCTTGTCTGAACGAACAACCAAAATTAGAAGTGTGATGGCAAGAAGTATAAATGCGACAAGCATCAATCCTTCGTTCTTCATCTTTCTCTTTATAGTAGATAAAGATGTCAAATTCTGTTCAAATACGAGACGCTTCAGATGTTATAAAGTTTCGTAAGGACAGGAGCATATATCAACATTATGTCCAGCTTGAAGCCAAAAATCAACTTCCTATCGGTGGAATCCCTCATGAACATTTAATGGCTGTCGCACGAACAAATGTTCAGTTTATTCCAACGAGTTCAATTATACCTAGGATTACTGCTCTTTCTTCTACTGGAAATACAGTAACTTATTCTACATCTGAAATAGTTGCACTGAAATGCGATTTATCGTGTGATGGTGGAGCGTATATGCCCGAGACATATCGTGAAAACTTTTATACTTCGTGAGGTCGTTCGTGATCAAGTACTGGTTCGTCTACAATTGTTGGTAATCTTTTTGTTGTTTTTCGAAGTCTCTTTCGTAATGACTGTTTACGGGTTTTATTGAGCTTTGTAGGTTCGTATGTAAAAAAGAACTTTAAAAAGTCATCTGATTCCTTTGAAGTTTTATCTTTTAGAGTCTGAGCATCTGCTTTCATTTCAACTAATGTTTCCTGATGACCAAGACATTCCAAAGGTGTCAATAAATCAAAACGCCTATCCTTATCCTTGTGTGCAAGATCTACGAGTCGTTGTGCTATGCATATAATTCTATTTTGATCAAATCCTTCCAGAAAGTGAGCATCGGCATAGACAAATGCAAAAAAGAACTGAAGCAATGTAGGTATAGAAGATACACGTATTCCATTTTTAAGTTCGTGAAAACTATGACATGCCATCGTTTCAAATACACGGACAAGTAAAAATCCTGATTCTCGTTCAATGATATCTGCATGTTTTGGAAGTAATTCCGCATATGCAGGATGTTCTACAATTTTCACCTTTTCTCCAAAAACATCTGCAAACAAATCCGTATATGTCATGTAATGTTCTGGTGTCACCAAAACATCAATCGGTATTTCCCATACATTTGTTCGGCTTTTAGCATGTAATTTTGAAGCATGAAGTCCTAACAAAATAACCTGTTTTGTCCTCAATATATTTTCAACATCTTCTCGATGTTTGTCTGTGATAGATTCATTTCTATGAACTGTTTCTTTTTTACATCCAACAGGGTACGATTTATTGAGAAGCATTAAACGTTTATACACTTTACTCCATCGTGATACATCACCTTTTGGTCTAGAAAGCTCGAGATACATTGACATTCTCAAAAAGTTTGGTGTAACATAGTGAATTCCACCCGATACAACATTTTCTTCCCATAATGCTTTGAAGATTGGCGGTTCCAAATATGTGATGTCTGCAACACCTGTGAATTCAACAAACACTTTGAATGTCAATAAATGAGAACCAGGTTTCACTTGTATATTTTTAAAACCAAGGGTATCAAATTCATCTGCTAATCTCATAGCATGTATCTGAGGTGTTTCTGAATAAAAGTCATAATCGGGTATATCGTATGTCGGATCGTAGAATCGGTCAGATTCAGGAAGAAGATTGTTAATCGCTGTACCTCCGTAGCATAGCACTCTATTCTTCTGAATAAATTGTTTAACAATTTTCAGAATCTTCTTGATAGAAGGGCTGTTCGCCGCTTCATAATCTATTATGTTTTGAGCCTTTTCAGCTAAAGACTCAATGTCCATTATTACATGTTGAGCAAAATGAATTGGCGTTGCTACTTTTTCTTCATGTGGGGTAAGAGGAATGGATAATACTACACGAAGACGACGAACAAAAAGTGGAGAAGCAGCACCACCGCCTGCGAGTCCACAAGACAAAGGAAAGAAGAGATACAATCTTCGAAGCCGAAAGAATCTGAAGAACGATGTTCGATGGGTTGATGATGATACTCTTCAAATCGAAGACGAAGAAGATGAGGACGATTCTACATACTCTCCATCAGAAGATGAGGAAGAGAAGAACGTTCGCAGTATTCACGGGATTAGTCTCCCGAAAGATGTACCTGTCACTGTAAAAATTCATATTCATTCACACGAGGAAGCAAGTGATGAGGATGACGAAGACGAGGACGAGGATGAAGACGAGGATGAATATGAAGACGAGGATGAAGATGAAGACGAAGACGAAGAAGAACAGTTAACAGAAGACGAGGTTGCCATTCTTCTTGCGAGATCTCTTGGTTACAATATGGGAAAACGTGATCGTCAGCAGATGTTGATTTTGGATTCGAGAAAGAAAGTTGAAAAGAAAGATTCTCCTCCTATTTATCTCTCAAAAAAGGAGCGCGAGTATTTCGAAGATCTTCCAAAGGCAAAATCGAAGAAAGCATTGTCTTCAATGAAGAGCATCAAAGAAATCATTGGAGAGACTGATACTCCTTTGAAGTTCAAGGTACTCGATATGGAGATTACTGATGATATCAAAGCGATTTTGATTCGAAAGATTGATACCATGACGAAAATGGGACCTGAAAGCGGAGAATCACAAAAACTACGTGTGTGGGTTGAGGCTCTTATGCGAGTACCCTTTGGTAAGACTGTACCTCTTCCAATCTCTATTACAGATGGTCCTGAAAAGTGTGGAGAGTTCTTGAAAAATGCAAGAGCAAAGCTCGATAAGGCTACGTATGGAATGGAACCTGCAAAGATGCAGATCATGCAAACAGTTGCACAATGGATTAGTAATCCTGCATCTGTTGGAAACTGTATTGCAATGTCGGGTCCAGCAGGTACAGGAAAGACTTCATTTGCAAGAAATGGTATTGCATCTGTTCTGAACAGACCATTCATGTTCTTCTCATTGGGCGGTGCATCTGACATTGCCCATTACATTGGTCATTCCTATACATATGAGGGATCTACATGGGGACGTATCATTGATAGTATTGTTCAATCGAAATGCATGAACCCTGTTCTGTACTTTGATGAGTTGGATAAGATCAGCGGTACTCCACATGGCGAAGAGATTGCATCAATGTTGATTCATTTGACTGATCGATCTCAAAACTCTCAATATCATGATCGATACTTTGCAGGTGTTGACTTTGACCTTTCAAAATGTCTGTTTGTGTTCTCATATAATGATGAAAGTAAAATCAACCCTATTTTGAAAGACAGAATGACAATCATTCGTTGTTCTGGTTACAAAGATCCTGAAAAGAAGATCATTATTGCAAACTATGTATGGAAGGAGATTCTGGAACGTGTTGGTATTTCACGTGATGACTTGAGTGCATCAGAAGAAGCTGCTGACTATATCATTCGCGAGTATTCAAACGGTGAAGAAGGTATGCGTTCGTTGATTCGTGTTGTGGAATCGATTGTGTTTCGTATTAACCTTCTGCGCATTTCTGATAAGGATACTGCTGAAAAATACAAGTTCTACATGCCAATTCAATTTCCAATGAAACTTGATGTTCCAGCTGTTAAAAAGTTGCTGTCCGACTATACACCGAAAGAAGTTGAGAACTGGCGTTTAATGTACAATTAGTGGTTCTGCTACTTAGATAAATGAGTGAAGTCCAGTTCGCCAAAAAACATATACGTAATCGTTTTTCATTGATGGTTTTGCCTCACATCTCCGATGGAATCTGGAGCGTATATGAAAACGCAAAGACGATTTGCGAGAAGAATAAGCAGATTGATCAGACACTCAAAACATTTCAAAATCTGTTAACCTATATTCCTAAGTGGGATGAAGCACGTCTGACTGCTGAAGTTGAACGTATTCAGACCGCATCTGGATGCACATATTTGGAAGAATTGCTGACTGCAACGCTGATTACATATCTGAGAGCGTTCGCAGCTGTTCAATATTCTGCAAATCAAGATATTGAAGTTGAATTTGAGCGACCTCCTCTACCTCGATTCATTCATGAGTTGTATAAGGAATGTGCACGACAATGCTGGACACATGCATATCTATTCAAGACATACTCAACGACAATGGAACAACAGGCTCGTAACCGTAAAGATATCGATCATATGCTGGATGCAGCAATGGACACTACGCTTGATTCATTTCTGCCTTGGAAATCGATTGTTGAGAAATACTTCAAGGAGCCTGAAACTAAAAAGAGCGATATTCCTCCTACAAACATGATGGAAGAATCAACCAAAGAAGAAGACGAGGAAGAAGAAGTAGAAGCCGAAAAGAAGAAGGTAGGATTTGATGTGGAAGATTCGGACAACGGTAGTGTAGTCTCTGAAGATGGTCGCCCGAATCCAAATATGCATGTTTCAGAAGAAGAATGTGAGCTTGATGATGTAGAATCAATCAAAGACGAAGATGAAGAGCCTCCGAAAGAAGAAAAGGTGACTGACTTGGAAGCATCAGAGGAGCTCGTTCTGAATATGTAAAAGTAATTTGCTTGGAAGATAAATGATTGACTGGACAATCGTTGGAATTGTTGTTTTTGCTGTTCTTGCAATCTATGTTGTTGAGAGAGTTACTCGCCAAAAGAGGATTAATGCTGGATCTGCTGTCAAACTCGGAGCACTTTCGGCTGGATTGACCGCAGGTGTACTGTACGCAATCGATGAAGATATTGTGAGCACTGTAACTACTATCAAAGAAACTGCTCAGGATATGTTTGTCGGCAAGCCTTCTTTCTAAAACGGATTCAAACTTTGATCACTTACTGAATATTACACGAATAAAATGACTCGCTGCACCGAAAAGACACTACAAGGCAAACGCTGCAAGAAGCATGCATCTCACGACGGGAAATGCTTGTTGCATAATGGAAAAGTAGTATCTGAAACATCTTCAGAAACTACGGTTGAAATAAATCTACCTGAAATAGACGATAAAAATCATCTCGAAAAACTCCATTCAGAAACACTAAATGCAATCGTATGTATTCTATCAAGACTTACAGAAACAGAACTACATGAAACTGTAGAAAAAGCCTTAGAACGAAAACGAATTCTTAAATTGATTGAGGATGAAAGCTCGTAAGAAGATGGCAACAATTACATTTACTTGGATTCATAACTTTAAAGACTCGACAGGTAATGCATGCTATAACCAAACAGATATGCGATTAAAGAATATTGCATGGGACTATCGTAGATGGAAATGGAAGAAGTCTGATGTGTCTGCTGAATCGATAGAAAACTCTTCATTCGAATTCATGAAGAGTAGAATGCTAAATACAACATCAACCGTTCATGGAAATACAATGTTTGTATACCTTGATGGAATTGCATATATTCGATTGTGTCTGATTTTAGATACTGTTATACTCTTGCGTGCAGAAGTTGGACAGATTGTAGGAGATGGGGACTGGATCTCTACGTATGATTTTGGTGCAAAAGTGATGGACGAATTTGGTGATACAAACTTCTTTCTGAATGCAGAATGCGATTTGTTTAAATAGAACACGAATAGATATCTAATGACTGTACTCACTTTTTCGTTTCGATGGAATGGTATTCTACAATCTAAAAAACTAGTTATTGAAGGTTTAGACATCGATATGAGTACAGAGGATTGGAAATGGAATCGCCCAGAGAATGTAACTGCTCAATTCAAATATAAGCATGAAGGTGTTGAAACAAAAACAGCTACTCTTGAAACAAGTTATGCATTAATCGAAAATACGGTGGTATTGGGAATGATTCATAATGATAAACAGATAGCGACTATTATCTTCACAATAGATTTAGCCGATAATGATATAGTGATTCGGATAGGGAAATTTACATCTGTTGGCGAGTTTAACGAAATGTTTTATGATGATCTTGAAATCGAAAGAACACATGTACGAGTTACGTTTGATGTAGATGTATATCCTGAAGTTTTATTTGAAGAATGTTGTTAAAATGGATTAATGAGTACATCAAACTATAATAGAGTGTACAAGATGACATCAATTACTGTAACATACGTATACGCGCATAAAGGAGGAAACGTTATATTCTCAGGTATCGTTTCAGAAGGTCAAGTTATGGACAATGGTTGGACAAAACTTGATTCTGGAGAAATATCTGAAATTCGTTTGATAAACAACAAAAGACAACGAATTCCGTTAGCAGAACCTGATAAAGAATATTTATTTCTGTGTTCACATGTATTTAAAAAAGTAGAAGATGGAGATGAACTTATGGTTCGATAATCAAACATGATTCTCCCTGCGGAAGTTTTTCTGTAAACAGATAAGGTATTCCAAGCCTTTCTATTTGTTGCTGTGGTACAGCTGTCTTTTTGCAGTAACGAGCAATTGCTTTATACAAATGAAATCCTCGATAACGTTCATGCGTATCTTTTTCTTCTAGATTACGGAAGAGGATAGATGTCTTATCGGGTAACGTTGTCCATGAAATCAAAATAGAAAACAGTGGGTCATTTGCATAGTCTTCGCACAAAGGACCCTTCGGGAAACAGTCCCAAAACAATGAAGTTGCAAGTCGTACAAGATCAAACGAAGGATTAGGCTTTACCTCTGAGAATTTAGAGTTATAAAATGGCTCAAAATTATACTGACCGCCAGCTTCTTCGAGAGGATCAAATTGATCTGACATGAAAAATCTAGCTTCACGCATTCCGGGTAGTTTCACAGAAAATGTTGCACGATCAAAATCGATTATTTTCATGATGTAGCCAAATGTAGGTACTCGATACTGTTTACCGCACACATTGTAGTAAAGATACTCCTTCTGAGTTTCAACATACATAATATTGTTTACATGAAGATCGTTATGTACGAATCCGTAATAACGTTGAGCATACGCAAGTGCAAATACAACCTGTGCTAGCCAAGAAATACGCTTCTCGATAGATGTATTTTCTTTGAAAAGTTTGTAAAGAGTTCCTTCACATTTTTCCATTACCGTTGTCTGAACAGGAACGTCATGGAAAATAGCCTCCGCAAATGTTTCTTCATCATCTTCCTCGAACCCAATACCATCTTCGTGTATATCGCCATCACTAGAGCATGTTCGTACTGCAAATACATATCCAGTTGAAATACTACTATCATCTTCAGAGTCATCCTCTTCAATAGTAAGATCATCTGAACTTTCTTCGATGGGAGGAAGATTTGGATTTGTTTCTGCATGGATAGGTTCTAGTTCTTCTGCATCTAGTTCGATCAGTTCGCCGAGCTCAATCGCCTCTTTACGTTCAGTTGTCACTGTTCGCAATTTCAGATCGAAAAAGTGTCCTAGATTCTGAACAAACCAAGGACGGTCTGCTAGATCTTCATAATCATCTGAAATGTCAATCGAATGCTTTGTAGCAATCCCTGTGAATGTACCAAACACCTCTGGAAAATGAACACAGCCTGATTCGGATAGTACTATGTTTGCTAGTGCTCCAACATAGGCAGCATTATGAGGAGAATGAATCCTCTCATATTCTTCTGTAGCGTTCTCTTTGTCACATGGAAGACCTGAAGTACCAAAATCTCCTCGCATAGTACGATAGGATGGTAAAATCATAGTTGTCTTTCGGTGTATAGGCATTTCAGAACCATTCGTATAGACAGACGAGACACCAGCAATCGTTTGGATCATATTTTTTGTTCGAATACCATAGTGATACGGAGTTCTCAAGTTTTCAATTTTGAACAACTGTTCGAGCGACGGGAAAAAAGGTTGTATACGTTTCAGATTCCACAACTTTTCAGATGCTTCCTTGATACTTTGGATATTCGAAACTTTGTGCATCTCGAGTGGGACAGTTGTTGTCCGTAGCTCCGATATCGGCTTGGGCATATTATGTAGATCCTTGAGATGAAGAGTGGCATTTTTTACGATCAATATACAAATGCTCTTCACTCTACTGACAGCCTCGTTAGTTGGTTTAGCATCTGCTGGTTTCGGTCCTATGGGTCTTTATAATGCAATCGAGGGTACCACCTTAACATTTGGTAGTTATGCTGTGAATCCTTACCTGAGCGTTCAATATCAGAATCTCAGCTATGGAAATTTCGATACCTATGTTGCGGAAAACAACATGTACACCTATCAACGCTATGTTGGCGGAAGTGCATCTGGTTGCGCAGCGCCTCGTACAATGAAATTATACATTGCTTGTGGTTCTCCTGCCTCCCTTGGACCTGTATCTGAGCCGACAGCATGTAACTATCAAGCTATTATGGAAATTCCTCAAGCATGTGGCGTATCGTTTGCTGTTGGTAATGAATTGATGTCCCCTACACCTATGCCCTCTGCAAATGCAACTGCGATCGTTGCTGCCTCATCTTCACTTGATGGTTATATTGGCATGATTTTAGGGGCTATTGGAGTATCTGGAGTTGGTGTAGTTATCGCGATTCAAGTGTACAATTCCATGAAAAACAAAGGCGGTCTTTCACAATTGTTCAAGGCACACACAGCAACCATCGATAAGGCGATGAACAAACTGCCTGTCCCTGATTCTGTAAAGAAATCAATTAAATCTGTCGCTGAAAAACAGATTGATCGATTGGATGCTGAGATTGACAAGAAGATGAAAACAACACGAAGTAAAATTGCTGAACTCGAAGGGCGAAAATATGAAGAAGATGTTGAACTGGATATAATACCGAAAGCCCCTCCTCGTCGTCAGTCCACCGAAGTTTCAATTGCCAAACCAAAGACCCCGACTGTTGATCTAGATGCTGAACCCGTTCGTAGAGTGGTTGCTCGTTCTCCTACTCCTGAACCTCCTCGTAAAATAGTTGAACGTGCACCATCTCCTGAACCTCCTCGTAAAATAGTTGAGCGTGCACCATCTCCTGAACCTGTCCGTAAAGTAGCCTCTCCTGAACCTGTAAAAGTTGAAGTTGCACCTCCTATGCCTGAACCAGAAGCCGAAAAGAAAGTAGATACTGCTAAGCTTGAAATATCATTGACCGATCTGGAAGAAATCAAAGCACTTCTTCAACGACGAAACAAGACATTTGCGGTCGCGGAATAAAAACAAAATATTTGCAAGACATCAATGGATTTCAACATTCGAAAATTTAATATGCAACTCCTGAAAGACAGGACTGCAATGGACTCGCGAAAATCTCCAATGATTGTTATTATAGGTAAGAAAGATACCGGAAAATCGTTCTTGGTGCGTGATATTCTTTTCAATACCCAAGATTGCTACCCCATCGGTACAGTAATTTCAGGAACAGAGGTCGCCAACGAGTTCTTTCAGCATATGGTACCCTCAAAATTGATTCATGATAAATACAAACCTGAAATTGTGACAAATGTAATTAAACGACAGTTATCACTCAAAGCTACTCGAAATAAAGCCAAAGCAGGAGCAGGTGGAAGTTCAAATATCGATCCTCGTGCGTTTCTGATTCTGGATGACTGTTTGTACGATGCATCATGGATTCGTGAAGAATCAACTCGTTATGTTTTCATGAATGGTCGTCACGTTGATTTGTCAACCATGATTACTATGCAGTATCCTTTGGGTATTACACCGAATCTGCGAACAAATGTAGATTTCGTGTTTATTCTCCGTGAGAATATTTTAGGTAATCGAAAGCGTATCTATGAAAATTATGCAGGTATGTTTCCTACATTTGACATGTTCTGTCAATTTATGGACCAGTGTACTGAAAATTACGAGTGTTTGGTGATCTGTAATAACGTTTCATCCAATAAGCTCGAAGATCAGGTGTTTTGGTATAAAGCAACTGATCATCCGCCATTTAAGTTGTGTGCACCATCATTGTGGGTCGATAATAAACCATTTTCTTCATCTATGTTGGGCGGAGATCATTATGACCCATCCGCTGTACATAAGAAAGGTGCAGGTCCTTCAATCTATGTCAAAAAGGGGAAAGAAGATAGAGACGATCATAAACTTTAATCACGAAGAGCCCCCTCTGCAGGATGCACAGCAGGTGCATCCATAACCTGTTTCGCACTTGATGCATTCTCAGTCTTGCGCTTCTCGTTCTCATCCTTTTGCGCCTTGATAGCTGCTTCACGCTCCTCCGCAAAGAAGAGTTCACGATTCGACTCATTCTCCTTGTACTTCCTCATAATCTCATTGAGCTGGGTATTTGCATACTCAACATTCTCCATGAGATGATCAGAAGGATCCCAAGGAAGCCAGCAACCCATTTTTCCGATAACAATGTTATCTTTAGGATACTTGCGCTGAAGGACCTTGCACCAGAGCTGAGCCTCCTCATAAGATGGGAATGCACGACGGACTTTTACACCACGAACATTGCACTGGAACTCAACTTCCTTATCAAATGCAGCCTGAACCTCCTTCTCATGCTTTAGAAGGAATACCTGATATTTCTCGGGGATATCAGACTTCTTGATCTCATCCTTATGTACAGTCTCAAACTCTCGTACATCTTTCATAAGATCATCAACCTTGAGTGAATACTTTTTAGAAAGAAAATGAACAAACTGTTCCATACCTTTCACCTTCCAATCATAATCAGCCCACTGAATAAACTTCTCAAAGAAAAACTGATCTTTACGTTGAAGAACCTTCTCAGGAGAAATGAACGAAACAACAACATATCGCTGATTGGGTAGCTCAGGATCCTCTTCAAGGTAATCAATTTCTACGTTGGATTCATCTTTCTTAGGGAGCTCAACCTTCTTACTCATTTGTATGTACTTCCGCAACGTTTGTGAAAATGGTAACGCGGAGCCGCGCAGCTTCGCGTTAAATTTTTGAAGGTGGAATCTTCATTAGAACGATTCCTGCTAATAAAAGGAATAGCCCTACATACTGTGAAACTGATTCAAGTCGGTCGCCGAGTATGACAAACGCGGCAATACTTTCAACAACATTTGACATACCGTCCCACAAAGCGTTCACAAATAGAACATTGTTGTAGAGGAATGACTTGTACAAGAAGAACACTACACCTATGTAGCCAAGAATACCATATCCTAAATGTTCTAGCTTATGTGTTTGTGCGTAAAATCTCAAGTTGAAATCACCAAAAATTTCAACAATGGACAACACTACCACATGAATAAATCCCCAGTCCATCTTGTCTATATTCAAAAAAATCTTCGGCATGGAATATAAAACAGAATGTCTGACGCTCCTAAAGCTGCTCCTGCCTCCATGGGTGTTGATTTTGCCGACCTTATTAAGCGACTTGTCAAGTATGCCCTTGAGGGTCTTGCCGTCGCGGTTGCCTGCTACCTTCTTCCTGGCAAGAAGCTTCGTGCCGATGAGATCGGTACCATTGCGCTCACTGCCCTTGCCGTCTTCGCCATCCTTGATATCTATGCGCCCTCTGTCGGCTCTTCTGCCCGCACTGGTGCCGGTTTCGGTATTGGCGCCAACCTTGTTGGATTCCCTCGTTTCTAAGTCATAAAGCTTACACGTAATTTTTGATAATTATGTAACGTATGTTACGATCACGTATTTCAAGTGATATCGAACATCTTAATGCATTAAACAAAATATATCCATGGATCCCAAATAAAGATACCATACGCCCAAGTGACTATTTTATTTTAAAAAAAGTGGATGTTATGAATCATATTTCAGAACAATGGGTATCATTACGTGAATTTATTTTACATGTGGTGTTTCGACAGAAAGTATCCTTAAATACGGATAATAAACTTTGTGTCGTTTCAGCCAATCCTCCTGTATGGGTATTTGATCCATGTTTATTTCCGTATAATTTACCATCGTTTTCTAACCATTTTATCCTCTGGAATTCGTCACATATATATTCGGATGATATTGATGAACAAGTTATTAATCAAATCATTACAGGTTTCTTAACAAAACGCTTACGATCTAATAATTTTGATTTTGCTTGGTATAAAAATCCAAAGCCGTCTGTTTTAGATTTTTATCACGTGCAAGTATTCTGGATTAAAAATGAAACGGAAGAATAATGGAAATATGGTATAAACCACCTCTGTACACTGTGAGCCATATAGCCTCTGGTGTACTTTCTTTTTTTATACCCGTGATCTTCCCATTTATAGCTGCATATCATCTTCTTCAATATTGGTTAGATATTCGATTTTTCATGCGAGAAAAAGAAATACGCCAAGGAAACTCTATTGCACATACAGGTCTCAAATTTGCTGAGATTTTATTGGGCTTACTCATAGCATATTCTATTTATACATGGAACCGATAGTTCGCTACAACTCCACATGGTATAAAGTCATACCCAAACAAGGTGAATCGCCACGAATTACGAACGAAGTTGCGTGGCTCAAGATAAAAGAGAATAAAGGATACAGAGAATGGTTTGAAAGGGAACGTAAGATTTCCAAGATACTGTACAATGAATGAGCTTCTAAAAACTGCATTAATTGCAGGAAGTTTTACTATATTTGTCAGTGTTGTGTTTGTCGTTACCTATTGGGCTTTCAGAGGATTTTTACCCGGAAGCAGAGTGGTTGAGATGCCCTTACCCGCACCCAATGCTCTTGATGGAAAAACGGCTACTTTCAAACTCTTTTATGTACGATGGTGTCCATACAGTCGTGAAGCACTTGATAAATTTGATAGTTTTAAGGACGTCGTATCTGATTACACGTACGGAGGAAAACGTGTAAAACTTGAATTGATCGATTGTGAAGCTCATAAGGATGATTGTGCTCTTTACAATGTAGATGCATATCCGACATACAAACTTGAAACGTCTGTCAAAATGTTTGAATATATCGGTCCATCTGATATTGAAACATATCAAACATTCTTAGCTGCTGCTCTCGGAAAGAAAGAGCCTATAAATGCTTGATCCTATTTCTAGTAGTTCACTCACATTTGGATGAAAATCTAACATACTCGTAGATGTTTCTGTCAAACGACAGACATTCTGTGGATATTGTGTTGAACTCCATTTTGTTTCTGCTATAGAAGGTGCATGAATAACATGGGACATTAATTTCGACGTTGATGATGTATCAACTGTTGGATTTACACATAAAAGCGCCAACATTTTTGATCTTTGTGACTTTGGTACCATTTTCACAATATTCTTGCATAAAACCGCTCCATCCATAAATACTCGCCCCTTCAAAACATGTGGAGTGAAAATCAGAGGAAGTGAGATCGATGCACGAATTGCATCCCACACACGAACAGACTCGTTGAATATCACTATTTTTGTGTTTGAGAGATCAGATGCTATAATATACAATGGAACCTCAGCGTCCCCAATACATAACGTATCAAGATTCAGACCCTTTTTTGCAAATACATTTTTTAGAAACGCGTATACTCGTTCACCATTATCAAGCCCCTTCCGTACCTGAATATTCAGTATATGTTCCAACCTCGGCGGTTCAATCAACTCATCCAGTTGTAACTGATGCGCAAGTTCAACAATCTCCGAAATCGAAAACTTGAAAGCTATTAATGACCCAATAATCGATCCTATTGAAATGCCATAAATACCATCTGTAAAAATAGTGTATAATTCCTCTTCTTTTGCTATCTCTTGTAGTGCTCCAACTTGTAATAATCCACGCACTCCGCCACCGTTCAAACACAGTATGGAAAATTTACTCATTATTCTTCTCTACGTTTAGTAGGAAAATGCTTCAAGCAAAAGAGCTTTGGAGAGCAGAAGAAGAACGTAAAAGTCACCGGATGCGAGCGATGCGACCTGTTTTAGCAGGGCTATTTTCAGACATTAAACGGCATGCTCAACTAAACCCAGATAGCCCAATGTTTACATTTAATGTTCCTTCTTTCGTATTTGGATATCCGTTGTTTGATCACGAAGAAGCAATTGTGTACATACAAGAAACACTCGAAGAACAAGGTTTCAGAGTATGGAGAGCGCCTCCTGCAACGCTTGTAATTTCTTGGATGAAGCCTGCCAAACAGACAAGGGAATCCACTGCAAAACCGCCTAAAACAGGACCAGATTATCGTCCTTTTGTGTATGATGAATCTGCGTTCGCGTTTCTTACACGGAATTAAAAACGGACTAGAAAGTACCACAATGAATATGAATTATCAAATGTGCGAACACTCAATTACAGTTGAAGAAGGACAAAATGTATGTACAAAATGCGGAACAATAATGGAACAAGTTATCGATGATGGACCTGAATGGAGATATTACGGAGCAGAAGATAGAAATGATGATCCCTGTAGAACTGGAGCAGCAAATAATACACTTTTACCCGACTCATCATATGGGTCTGTAGCACTCAATATGAAAAACTCATCCCCACAATTTCGACAAATTGCCAAACTTTCGTCATGGGCAATGGCATCTCATTCAGACCGATCCTGGTTAGCTGCCATTGATATTCTACAAACCTACGCTTATCGCACTGGTTTTCCAAAATCTATTCTCGCGGAAGCATGTTCGTTATTCCGATCTCAAGAAGATGCTCTCAAACTTCGAGGTGAAACACGCAGAGCTCTTATGGGCGCTGTATTCTTTGTTGCCTGTCGGCGCAGTGATGTATCTCGTACGCATGAGGAGATTGCAGATATGGTAGGTGTCAGTACACGTTCTTTATGCAAAGCTATTCAACGGTTTGAAGCACATGTGTCTGAAAATCCTCTATTGCAAACTCAGTTATCACTCGCTGAACGTATGATGAATGGTCTAAACTTGTCTGAAGCACAACGTAATCAGATTATTACTGCAATCAATAGTGTGTTCAAAAATCCTGATGAAGAACTTGAACATACTCCAAAAGTCATGGTTGCAGGAACAATTGCATCTATCTTAGTGAAAACTGCAATTGATCCTAAAAATGCTGTTAAACTCTTTTCAAAACATTGTGGAGTTTCGGCTGTATCGATTCAAAAAGTGATGGCAAAACTTTAAGTAGCCTTGTACATCAAAAGTGTGATAATACCTCCAGTAGCATTCCCTCCATTTCCTCCAGAGACACTACCATTACTTGCAAGAATACCACCTCCGCCACCACCGCCACCTGCACCATAATAGATTCCATTTGAACCGTTTGATGTACCATTTCCTCCTGTACCTCCGTTCGAGTTTGCTCCTCCTCCACCACCACCACCATATGCAATGTTGCTTATCATTATTCCGCCTGCTGCACCACCTCCTCCTGCCTCTCCAGCACCCCCAACATTTACAAATCCACCTCTTCCTCCATTGTAAGGACCAGTTCCACCATTTTTTCCAAATGTACCTGAAGTACCTCCAGTTCCTCCTGCAGCATTAATTGTAACACCTGTACCTGTAAACACAATTGCCGAATTGCCTCCAGAAGTACCGTTTTGTCCTGAAATATTAAGGGTACCACCTGTTCCACCAGTACCTGCAGCACCAACAGTATATGTAAACGTTGTAGATCCATTGATCGGGATGATCACAGAACCGTTTACAAATGCACTTCCACCTCCGCCTCCTCCTGCATTTGCATCCCAATGACCTCCGCCTCCACCGCCTCCTCCACCGATAACACTGTAATTCACTATCCAAATTCCACTGTTATCGCTCGTGAACGTGACCGTACCTGATTGTGTAGGTGTTGCAAACGATCGTGCAATGACTGAGCCACTAATAGAAATAATTGAAGGACTTTTCCACTCAAGTTGACCCCCATTTCCTGCAGTCAAAATATAATCTGCTGAACCAATATTACTATTTTTGTCTAATATTCCACCAGTTGATGTAAGAGTTCC